CGTCAGATTTCTGGCGGTAAGAAGTCTGTTGTAAAAGCTTGCGATAAAGGCAAGGAAAAGATTGTTAGATTTGGTGATGCAAACATGACCATCAAAAAATCAAACCCTAAACGGCGAAAGTCGTTCAGGGCCAGACATGGTTGCGACAAGGGCAAATTGGATAAGTTAAAGGCCAAATATTGGTCTTGTAAAATGTGGTGAATTAAATGGATAAAAACGTACAGCTTTTATTTTGGGGCGCGGGATTATCCCTTTCATCTGTGGGACTTGTCTGGATGATTACTACCCTTGTTAGTGTGGATAAACGAACAGAGGTCATGGATGTAAAGATTGATCACTTGGTTCAGTCTGTAGAAGAACTAACAGAAAGGAAGTTTAGTTTTGATAAGTCGTGGACAAATATCATCCCAAGTATCCAAGTCACCTCGGAGGCGAACTAATGGCAAAAAAGACGTCAAAAAAAGACGCTTGTTATCACAAAGTAAAAAGCCGATACAAAGTCTGGCCCAGCGCATACGCTTCAGGGGCACTTTCTAAGTGTCGAAAAGTAGGAGCAAAGAACTGGGGTAATAAACAAAAGAAAGCAGAGGGCGGGGTAGTCTCTGCTATTGACAACCCTAAAAGACCTCCAAAGAAAAAATTTGCTCCAGGCGGGTTTATTGCGGCTGGTTGTGGTGACGTCAAAGAAAAAAATCGTAAGGTTACTAGGGTGTTCTGATGGCAAAGAAGAATTCTTTACGCGACTGGTTTTCTAAGAATGACGGCAAAGGATGGGTTGACTGTAAAACGGGCAAACCCTGTGGTCGTCAAAAAGGAGAGAAGCGTAGAGGATATCCTGCTTGTAGACCTACTATGGCGCAGTGTACTTCCGCTGCAAAGAAAAAGAAATCATCTAAGCGTATTAGCTGGAAGAATAAGAAGGCTAACGGTGGATTAGTAAGAGTGTTCTGAAAGGAGAACTGACATGGCAATGAAGAAAAAAGGCTATCGAAATGGTGGCAAAATCAAACCCAAGGGTATGAAGAACGGCGGCAAGGTTAAGCCTAAAGGTATGAAGAACGGCGGCAAGGTTAAGCCCAAGGGTATGAAAAATGGTGGCAAGGTTAAGCCTAAAGGCATGAAGAACGGCGGCAAGGTTAAGCCAAAGGGTTTTAGTGTTGGCGGACAAGTTTCAGGATTAGGTTTTAAAGGAATCTTCTAGCTCAAATGCCATACCTACAAAGTAATATTCCTTATTTTAAGGCATGGGTTCGCCGTGAGTATACTCATAATCATGAGCAATATCATGGAGAATTCTTGCATGCTATGGTTGTTGCTGTAACTACAATCCCAAATCGGTCTCTTAGTTTTCAAGTTATCTTTACAGGATGTGAAGCAGAGGGAGAAGAAGAGGATACCGTTCATGGTGGTGCAATGTGGGCTAGAATGCCTATCACAGCACTGGTTGCAGACATTCCACTTGAAGAGTGGCCTGAACCTATGGCAACACATGATGCACAGCCTTGGGACTGTTCTTCACATCATCATGCAGTATATACGTTAGACACCAACAGTGAGATAGCTGATGATCCAGCACAGCATAAACAAAGCCATGTGATGCAGTTGTTGGACGCAGGAGAATGGACGGGTAATATTGTTGCGCTACCAAATAATCGGGTGCGAGTAACACACCCAGCTTGGTTTGCGGTAGGTGAGGGTGCACCAGACTTTAGACCCTCTCAACATATACACTATTCAAAAAGTGATTTAGACTATACACTGGATGTGAATAGAGTTTTCGATAACTTATACAATGAGGATGAAGAAGATGGCTAAGTTTCCTGACTTGACTGGTGACGGTAAAGTTACTCAAAAAGACATTTTAAAAGGTCGTGGGGTAAAACTGAAAAAGGGCGGCAAAGTTAAAGGTTTTAAAAACGGTGGCGCAGTCTCTGTGAAAACAAACCAGAAACCACATATGAGTTAAGATATGGCAACTTCAGGATCAAGAGACTTCGAACTCGATGTAGCAGATATCATCGAAGAAGCGTATGAGCGCTGTGGAATAGAGGTTCGTACAGGCTACGATGCAAAGACGGCTCGTCGGTCTCTTAACTTGATGTTTGCAGACTGGGCAAATCGTGGGTTAAATTTGTGGACAGTAAAACAAGGTACTATTACTTTAACAAAGGGCCAGGCCCAACAGACTTTAACATCAGACGTAGTGGATTTGTTAGAAGTAGTTTTACGTCGTAGTGGCACAGACTTTGAGATACAAAAAATTAGCCGAGGAGAGTATCTTACGTTACCAGCTAAAACAACAGAAGGTCGCCCAAGCCAGGTGTATTTTGACAGGCAGATTGACCCTGTAATGAATATATGGCCTACTCCAGAAAACTCCACGGATCAATTGATTTATTATTATGTGCAACGAATCGAAGATGCTGATACTCTTACTAATACTACTGATATGCCTTTTCGTTTCTATCCTTGCATGGTGGCTGGACTAGCTTACTATCTATCTATGAAAAGAGCCTTAGACAGAACTCAGCTTCTTAAAACTGTTTACGAAGAAGAATTTCAACGTGCAGCTGATGAAGATGAGGCGAGAACTCCTTTGAAGCTACAGCCTAGTATACAATATTTGAGGGTATAATGGCGTTTTCGTCTGGTAAAAAAGCATATGGAATATCAGATAGATCTGGTTTTCGATATCGTCTAAGAGACATGAAGCGAGAGTGGAACGGTCTTTTAGTGGGGCCAGACGAGTTTGAAGAGAAACATCCTCAGTTGTTTCCCCCAAGAATAGGCACAGATCCACAAGCACTTAGAAACCCACGTCCAGAACCAAACTTGGATAATCAAAGAGCAGTGCAATATGGGTTTAGTCCTGTAGGATTTAGAACAATACCAGGATTAATTGAGGAAAATGATTTAGTTGCAACTGGTCAGGTTGGAACAGTTACTATTTTCTTTCCTGAAACTGTAGGATCAGAAGCTACGGGTGAAGTGGGGGATGTTACGGTTATATTACCCGCTTCTGTGACTGTATCTGTTTCTGGATTTGCTTCTTTGTCTGCTTCAGTAGGTTCTGTTACGGTTGTAGCAGAGAATTCCATTACAGTTCCAGTTACAGGTTCTAGCAGCACCTCTTCTGTTGGATCTGTGACTGTTACAACAGCGAATGTAATCTCCGCAGTTACAGGATCTGCTGGCACCTCTTCTGTTGGATCTGTGACTGTTACAACAAATGTAACTAATTATGCTGTTACGGTTGCCACGGGGACCAACTCTTATGGAACAGGTAATAAATTTTACATTGATGGATCTGTGTCTCCAACGCTTACATTAAACGAAGGTGATACATACTGGTTTGATCAAAGCGACTCCAGTAATAGTGGTCATCCTTTGCGTTTTAGCACAACTGCAAATGGAACGTGGGGTGGAGGCTCTCAATACACCACGGGAGTTACGACGGTAGGAACTCCGGGCAGTGCAGGATCGTATACGAAGATAACAGTTGCTTCTGGTGCGCCCACGTTGCATTACTATTGTACCAACCATTCAGGTATGGGAGGCCAAGCGAACACACCATGAGTTTTACATACGACGGTTTAAAACAAGCAATACAAGATTATACGGAAAACTCGGAGACGACTTTCGTAAGCAATCTTCCTATTTTTATCAGAGCCGCTGAAGAGCGCATACTTAAATCTGTGCAATTAAATCTTTTTATGCGGAATCAAATTGGTGCCATGACATTAGGAAATCAGTATCTTGGTGCACCTAGTGATTTTCTCGCTCCTTTTTCGTTGACCCTAACTGATAACGGAAAGAAAGAGTTTCTTGAATTTAAAGATCTTTCTTTCATTGAGGTTTTCAGTCCTGATGCTACTGCAACAGGAAAGCCAAGGTACTATGCCCAGTTTGACGTAGGCAATTTTATTTTAGCTCCAACACCTGATAAAGACTATGATGTTGAGGTTCAGTATATGTTTAGACCCGCCAGTCTTACATCTGGAGCAGGAACAGCCACCTCTTGGTTAAGCGAAAATGCGGAGCTTTCTTTGTTGTATGGATCTTTAGTAGAAGCATATATATTCATGAAGGGTGAGCAGGACATTATGGCTCAGTACAATCAAAGGTTTACTGAGGCGTTAACAGGTCTTAAAATGTTGGGAGAAGCCAAAGAAACGACTCAAGACTATAGAGTTGGCAAGGTAATTAGGAATAAAACGTAATGTTTAAATTAAACTTTGACGTACCAGACAATCCAATTGTTAATGTACATACGACAAATAATCGAGGGTTTAGCCCCGATGAAGTTGCAGAACGCTGTGTTGAGAAGCTGATTAGTGTGTCGGATGATGCACATCCCGCTATCAGAGATCAGGCAAAAGCGTTCCAAAAGCACATGGAAAAAGTGGTTGCATTTTATATGCGCGAAGCTATTCGCAGTGACCGCACAACCGTGTATAATGCCCTTAAAGATGCGGGGCACCCAGAACTGGCTGATGCAATAAGGAGATTATAACATGGCGATCACCCAAGCAATGTGTACGTCTTTCAAGAAAGAA